CCGGCTAAGTGTTTCATCAAAAAGAGCAGCATGTTCCCTAAGCGCGTCGAGATCGTTCATCTCTGCAAAGTTAACCGTCTGCGTCTTTAAGAAGTCATTCGCATTACCGCCATTCTTGACGTAATCGTTGAGCTTCGCCACCATTTCGTTTGCGTATGCTCCTTCAGACACTTCTTCAAGCGCCTTTTCTACGTCTGAGAAAGATTTGAAACGTCCGCCGCTCTTCTCTTCGAGCAGCTTTTCAAAACTAACTCCTGCGGGATCATCATCTCCACCAGTGTTCGGTAGAACCTTCTTATCATCACCCCCATCGGGGTTTTTATTCTTATCATCTCCGGCGCCATCTCCATCGTCTCCTCCGTCATCACCGCCGTCGTCACCCCCATCGGGGTTTAGGTTTTTATCGTCTCCGTCATCTCCGTCTCCACCATCGTCTCCACCATCGGGATTCAAGTTGTCATCTCCATCCTTGTTGTCGTCATCATCGGCCCTTTCAAGACCAAGACCAGACAGTAAGGCTTGTTCGGTGTCCTTGTCCTTGTTAATCATAATTAAATTGTATTTAAGTTCTGAATTATTTTGCAAAGATACGGATTTTTTCTTAAACTACCAAATATTTTTAAAGAAAAAATTCAAATATCTTACATATTACTCTGTTCTTGAGGCTGTTCCTGCTGATTCGGCTGCTGCTTCATCTGTTCCGCCCCCAACTTGCCACCCATCTCAAGGGCGATCTGTTCCATCTTGTGACCATGCTTCTGCTGCTCAAGCTGTGCAGTAATGCCAGCCTCATGCTCCGCCAGAGCCTTCTTAATTTCAGCCAGTTGCGCCTCTTTCTGTATCTCAGCCTCGGCAGCCGCTTGTGCGGCCATAGCCTGCTGCTGTGCGTTGTTCTTCGACTGAGCCTCCGCTATCTTAAGCTGCTCCGCCATGTACTCCTTGCGCTTCAGCAACATATACTGCGTGGCGAGCTTCGTGTTCTTGATCTGCCTAATCATGGCAGCATCCTCCGGTCTAAGTTCCTTCTGGTCAATGGCCGCACGCATATCCAGCTCAAGATTCTGACGTTCTGCCTCATCCGGGGCGGCCTCAATGACCAGTCCGAACTCATGCAGCGAAACGTCCTTAGTAACCTCGATCACATTCATTGCATGCTCACCTATCGACCTGACATAACCCTTGTACGGCTTATCGTAATACACAAGGTCTTGGATCATCAGCACAGCCGACTCTGCCATACGCCTATATATATTAAGGTATCCGTCGTGGATGTTTTTCGTTGCCGTGTTAGAGGCAATCAGGTTCATCTTGGCGACGCCAACGACAGAATCCTTATCTGGCATGCTGCCCTCGCGGGCTTCATTGATGCCCGATACATCCCTGAGCATCCGCAGATTATGATCGTATTCAAGCAGGAACTCATTGATAACATTCCCGACTCCACCCTCAAGCTCCGTAATCGGTCTCGCCTGAGTGGGCTGCCCGCCATCATCAATATACCTGAAGAAGTACGTACCAGTCTGGTCGTAAATATCGAGAACATCAAGGGGTTTGAATGTTCCGCCCTTGCCGTTCTGTACGTTCTCAATCGCCCCGACCTCGATAGCCATACCCTTCGGGCGAGCCTTCGCAATAGCGTGCTGCATCTTCAGGTGTACAAGCTGTATCTGGTTTCCGAATGGTATCATCCTCTCGCACAGGGACTTGGTGGTCGCCCGATTCATCGCGGGAGAATAGATAATGTAGTCAAGCTTGGTCTTGTGCAGCGACGACTTTGCACGTATCTGGTTCTTGGCTTTTCCATAGTCATAGATATAGTTCGTACCTATGAGCCACTTGCCAGAATATTTACACTCGTAGTCTGTCTGCTTGACCTCCCTTTTGAACTTTGAGTTCTTCGGGGGCTTGTATGTGTCCTTCTTGGTGTGTACCGTGTAATTACCGTACTGGTTGTACTTCTTCTCAGCCTTAAGAGTATTCGGGACAATGAACTGTCCGTCAAGCACATCCACGAGGAATGTGTCATACTCGTAAGATATTGAGGAGTCGGTAATTATAGGCTCTGATGAGAAGCTACGAGGGTTGTCGTACTTCCCTGTGAACCTCTCGGCGATGTCCTTGTAAGCTTTCTCGGATAACTGGTCGCCAGCCTCGGTCTTCAGTTCGCTGATGCGAATCCGCTTGACCTCTCCCGCCCATGACACCTCTTTATAGTCCGGGTGCTGCGGATGTGACGTAACCAGATACAGAGGATCGACGTAGCGGATAATAACGCCGCGATGATCAAGCTCTGTCTTGACCGCTCCGGTTCCAACAACAACAAGGTCTCTTACAACCCTGCGCGCCAGCTCCTTCCAGTCGTTGATGTCCATAGCCAAAGCAAGCCCCTGCTCAATGGCAATCTCGGCAGCCTGCTTGTATCCCATCTCCATGTAAAGGTTGATTTCTTCCTCAGTCTCAGGCACTTGCTCGTTGTCGTCAATCATGGGTACGCCGGACGACGCTTGTAGCCCCATGAGGAATTTCTTCGACAACATCTTGGTCTTCAGCTCCATCTCCTTCTTCTTCCGCTTGTCAGAAGAGAGCGGGTCGATGGCCCTTGCCTTAATGGAGTAGTCGTAATTGGTGATACTGTTCACCACGAGATCAACGAACTTAGGTATGATCGGAACGATGCTCCAATCGAGGTTCATATAAGAGAGGTCGCCACTCACGGCGATCAGGTCTCTATACTGATCTGGGTCTTGGTATCCGCCAGCAAACTTTCTGGCGTTCTCAAATCTCGTTATACGGCTGTCCAGCAAAGCCCCATCTTCTCCTGACCACTCGCGGTACATGGATTGAAGAAATGCCATTCCGTATTCTTTCGTGCCTTTTTCGCTTTCCGAAGCCAGCACACTGGGAAATCCAAAATATTTCATTTAATCAGAACGGATTTATTTGACTGTATTTTGTAGCGCCTCACCAGCTCTTGCTTATTGTCTTGACTGAGAGGCTTTTTGATGTTTTTCTTGCTCGCAAGTAGCGCCAGTCCCGCAGCTACCGTAGAGTCATATTTTGTCCAATTATCGACTTCAAACTGAAGCCAGTCTTTTATCAGTCGGTTGAAGTAAACCAGCCCAAGCTCGTCGCGCTCTTCAAACCACCCTACGTTGTGGAAGATGTAACTCTCGGTTACGCTTACGAGGGTTTCCCGAACCCCCTCACCAGACGTAGGCACTCCGGGCGCATTCCTATTACGCCCTGATTTAGTGTCTGTTATCTCCGGCCTATTCATGAGATACTGTCGGTATCCCTTGTCTATGAACCAGTTAATCAGACCCGGCTTGTTGTCCTCCGTTAGTATCTGACACCCGTAGAAGATGCTCTGTTTCAGCATATCCTCGTACATGATGTAAGATGTCGGCGGCCTCGCTATGTACTCTGACACAAAGAGGTTTGACTCCCTCGGAAACGCCGGGTTCGCCATCCTAAACACGTAAGACGCCGCGTTTGATTTCCGATTATCAACTGTTATATTATGGTCGTATGGGTCGTTGCCAGAAACTATGGTATCCATATTCCCCGGATACATCTTCCCATTTCTCCATATCCTTTTATTCTGCTCCTTCTTGTCTGGAACCCAGCACACTCGCCACCTCCCAGCCTTGCTCGGCTTGAACTCAACGTCACCGCCGAACTCCTTCTTCCAGACGAAATCTCCTTGCGTAATAAGCTTGTCTGCGTGTTCCAAATTCCAGTCGTACTGACTGTAAAGGAACTCTACATTGAACGCACAGTGCTTCGTCTCCACCATGAAGGCTTCTTCCGGGTTGTACGGGAACTGGCGCTTAAACTCTGCCAGTGAATCCGGGTTGTTCTTCCTGCCTTCCCTCTCATTGTCAAGGTACTCCCTAGCACCTATCGTAATCATCTCGCCATCAACTCCCATGATCGGCTTCTTTGGCGTCTCGATCACTGACATTCCGTACTCGTCAATGAAGCCCTCAAGACCGTCGTATGCAGGAGTCATGTATCTGTATAAGCCGCTGCGGGTCTGATTGTTAAGATTCCTGTCGTTGACATCGCTGTCGTCCCACATCTTCTTAAAATTCTCCCCGCCTCGTCTACTCATCTCGTTTACAGTCGATGGGTAGAAAGCCTTGCCCACTATGTGCCTTCCCTGTGTCAGCGTCGGCCTCATAACGGCGTAGTGCTTAACAACGTCTACATCGTCCCACTTACCGCCTTCGTCAATTACTGCCCGTATCAACTTATACGAGTCAAACGAGTTCTCTGCGGTGTTCTTGTGTTCTATCTTACTCTCAAGAGCCTCAGACCTTTTCACCTTCTTCGACCGCTTGGTGATACGCTCTCCCGGCTTATCAAATTCCAGCATCGACTTCGGGTTGTCAGTCCCGGCAATTATAGGCTGATAGAACTTCGGTAGAGAACGGAACATCTTCACCAGCTTGTGAAAGAACTCCTTCGCGTCAGCACCCGTCTTACTCATCAGACCGCCAGTCGCATTAAACGACCTTGTGATCTTCTCAAGAACCAGAGACGCCCCCTTGTAGGTGGCCCCCTCCCGGCGGTGCTTAACCATCAGCATCCCAAAGCATTTCGGGTCTACAACGCACGCCTCCCAGAAATAAAAGAAGCGCCTGTCTCTGTCCCGGTAGTCTGGGTATCCGATGTCGATCTTACACCACTGTAAGTAGTAGTAATGAGACCCGGTTATCCACGTGGGCTTACCGTTTATCATCAACCACACCCCGTTCAACCTCCTCTCGAAATCCTCCTCAATGAACTTCAAATCCTCCTCTCGGTACTCGCTGTCGGTGGCATCCACATCAAACCCATCAGGGAGCGGTATCCTCTCCCACTTCTGGTTCTTCTTGACCTTGTGGCTGTTAAGTATCTTGGCCTTTCCCGGTTTCTTGGGGATTATAACATCAAGATCGCCAACACGGATAAGTTGCCCAGTGGTTTTTGCCAACTTCACGCAATGAACCTTATTCTCTTCCATTCGATTTTATTAAATATCTACAAAGATACGAAAAAAAACCGTCAAAACCAAATTTATTTCTTATCTCGTGCTTTTTCCGCAAGTATCTCAGCCTGACCCTTGTTAAACACAACCGTCTCAACGTGTGCTTCAACATCCGTATTGGTTGCACCAACGGTCTTCTCTGCTATCGCCTTAGCCCTATCAAGCAGCTCTTGTGCGTCGATAAATCCCTGCTTCTTCGACTTAAGCGCCGACAGCCACTTCTCATCTTCCAGCGAATCATCAATGGGTCGCCTAACTACATCGAGCAGAATCTTTGCCCCTTCTAACGCGCTGACGTACAGCTCGAAGTCACGGCTTGACGTCTTGCGCAAAATCTCCGTCACGATCTTGCTTAATGTGGCGCTCTTATTAAACCTAATAACCGCCCTGTCCGATTGGTTGGTTATCTTCAGCTCCTTCATCACGGTATCCTTACGCTCGTCAAGGTCAATCGTCACGTCA